TGGTTGTTTTATAAGGCATATTTTCATATTTTACTATTAACTTACCGGCAAACAACTCATATATAAATTAACGTTGTTTTTCTGCCAAAAGCAGTCGTGATAATTTTATAATCTGTATTAATCTCTTTAATTGATTGATTAAACTCTTCAACAGTTGGCCAGCCATTAGTACCGACATCAGCTACATCATCAATTATAATTACATGATCTTTAACGTTTGAAAAATCACGAATACTATTTAATTCTTGTATTACAGGTGAGTAATTATGTGTATGTGCATCGAGAAGTATAATGAACCGTGTATCTGAATGTTCAGATAATATACGTTGCAAGAATGACGCAGAATCACCTGAGTAAAAATTTATATGATTATATTTTGTGTGTAGATTTTTATATAAATCAAGGAGATTGCTTCCTACGCAATATGCATTGTTTTGCTCTACGTATTTTTCTACAGTATACACATTATCAAAATGCTCTGCAAATATTTCAGCGGTATCGCCCTGATATGTACCTGTTTCAATTGCATTATTAATCGTACTAAGATTAGGGATTGTATCTTTGTACGTATAAAGTATTTGTGTAAATACATTTGGCACGTCTATACATAATGGATGTGTATCTACCCGTGACCAGCGGCTATCTTCTTGTTTATAAGATTGAAATTTCATTTGTATTAATGTTTAAAGATTACTAGTATTCCGCGATGGCAGCGCTCGGTATCAATAGTGCTTTTATTAAAGAGTTTATAATGTATATCTTTATGTCTACATGAATTTAATATTTCAAGCATATTAGGAAAACTACCATCTATCTCAGGAAATATGTTTATGTCGTGATATACTAAAATACCATCATTATTAAGTAAATTTTCATATACATATTCAAACCACTCATTCGTATGATGATGGTCTGCATCTGACATAATAAAGTCATATGTATTTTTTGTTGAAAATACAAAATCCTTTTCATTAGATGTAACGATGTTTATTACATCTGAATACTTTTCCCTTACTACATCGGGTATAGTGTAGTTAAAATCAGACCAGTTATCTACTAATGTGTAGGTTGGATTGTTTTGATTATATTTAATTGCAGCTAAAATTGCATCTGTAGCTCTACCACCACCTACACCGAGCTCTAATATAGACGATGGCTTAAGGGCTGCTACTAATCCAGCTAATAGATTTGCGTGTGCAATATCTATTTTTACTGATTCATTATTCCCAAACATAGTGACGAGTATTTAACGTGAGAGGGAAAGGTATCCAGGGTTCTTATCGTTAATAAACCGTGTAAACGTATTATCAATATTGTTTATTTGTGGCTTGTAGATGCCAATATTTGGAAAATTACTAAGAATATTGATATCAGTAAAATCCCAATGTGAAAACCCGTCATGAGCATAATCCATTCCACGTCCAGCTCCGACTAATTTTACATTTATATTTTCGTTATGAATATAATTTCGTATTAGTTCAAATGGTCTATAAAGCAAAAAAGGTGTTATTGAGTATGCAATAGGTATTTTTTCTTCCCGTGCAAGGCCTACACAAACACCTATCATTAATTGCTCTGCAGAGCCAACATTTATAAAATTATCAGGAAAATCACTTCTAATGCGGTCCCACATCTTGTAACCTAGATCACCTGTTACAATAATAACGTTTTTATTATTGCTTATTGTTTTGTATATAAAATCAGCAAATTGTCTTCTCATAATAATTTTTGTCTTCTTCTGTCATTACATAGTAATGTGCATCTACACCTTGCAAAAATGGATAGGTATCTACATTGGTATTAAAAATATTGATCGACGGTAAGAATGTTTTAAGTCTGCTTGTAAGATAATCTATATTAACTTTATCGTATGCACAATACCCGTTAGCGTTTACATACACAGATATATTAGTAATATTTTTTTCATATATAAATCGTAATCCTTCCCATATTGAACCTTCTACACACTCGCCGTCACTAATTAATACATGTACATGTTTTTGTTTGTTTCCTAATGCATGCCCTATACCAATAAGCAAACCGAGACCTAAGCTCCCAGTAGAACAATCAATAAAATTATCCTTATCATAACATGGATGTATACCGTGCTTATGTAACAACTCCTCAGCATTGACTTTAAAAAAATGTTCCAATACACAATATAGAGCTAAACCAGCATGTCCATTAGATAATATAAAAATATCGTCTTTAGCTTTTTGAGCATAGATATTGTAGATAATATCTATACTGGTAAGACAACTGCCTAAGTGACTAAGCTTATTTCTATACGCAATATCTAATAGACGTTGAAGGATACATTTTGTCATATTTTTATACAGACATATACATAATATAGTCTTTTAAACCGTTTTCAAGATTATACTTTGGAATAAAATTATATCTTGTTGCCGTATGTGTACTATCGCATTGCCATATTTCCGAATCAACTTCTTTTATTTTATTATGTAGTGTAATCTTTAATTCCGTTTTAAGTATTTTGCAAAACACTTCTGCAACTTCAATGTTTGTATAGCTTATACCTGTACCGGCATTAATTACATCTCCTTTTGTCAGCTTGGTATCGGAATTTATAATTATGTCAATTAATTCAATAAAATCCCTTATATAAATAAAATCATGATTACCGTGTATTAAATCTACATGTTCATTATTTTTAAATTTACGGTATAAGGTAGGTATAAGTCTATGTTCTGGTTCAAATATACCATATACACTGAAGGGCCTTACTATGCATATATCTTTATTATATTCTCTCGAATAAGCATGACAAAGCCCGGTACCGCATAATTTTGTAGCAGCGTATATAGACTCCGGTATACAATTATCACTCTCTGACATTTGTTTATTTTTTTTACCATATTCAGACGATGATCCAAAATAGATCATTTTTTTAATTGAATTATTTTTTACATAGTTGAGTATCTGTAACGTTAAAATAACGTTACTTTCAAACATTTCATCCTGTTTATAAATTTCACCAGCACTATGTATTATAATATCAGGAGCAAAGTTAGTTAATTCATCTACAATATTTTTACCCCGTGTATAACATCTAAAATTATAATACGGCAGAAAATGTTTAATAGCTTTTCCTAAAAAACCTGTCGAGCCGGTTAAGAATATTTTTTTCACTTTATTATATTATGGATGAACGCTTTTACTTCATCATTAAAAAATAAATCGTAATCCTGCTTATATTTTCTGCCACCAGAGCTGGCACCACCTGCAACATGAAATATCTTTACTTCAACAGGTGTATTATCTGTCGGTCTATTCATGTAGATGCTATTATTACATACATATGCGTGTTTCCAATAGTCCCAATTTGTGTGCGTACCTCCGAGATTACTAACACCGTAATAATAATTTTCGTCTATTGAGTCAATTATTTTAACATCATATTCTTTATTATCTAAAATATAATTATATGTATCTTGCTCATCAACACCGTATGTTATTTTTTCACGATTAACATCAAGCCATCTTTTCCAAAAAGATTTATCTGTTGATGCTATAAGTCCGCAGTTTAAAAAATTCATCATAGGCATAATCCTATTCATATAGGGATTATATTTTGTTACACCGGGGTTATTGCCTGCATATCCTATATCATTATTATTGCGTACACCGAGCACCGTATAATGGCCTTTAATAACTGCATCAAGATTTCCAACAACTGTTGAATCTGCATCAATGTGAATTATTAAATCATACTCATCGACATGCTCTAAACATGTAATAGGTATCATAGTCTGAAAGATATCTATGTCAGAATATTTTTCTTTTAACTTATTAACTTTATAAGTATTATAAACAATTACAGGTATATCTGGATGAAAATATTTGAGAGAATTTAAAAGATTATCAAGTCCAATATATTCTCTATAGTTATCTGTACACCATGTGGTAAAACAGGTTTTCATTTTAATTCCAGGTGTTTATATATGAAAGCAAATCCTGTGTTGACATTCTTGCAATTTTGACATACTCTGCTTTATTGTGCTCATCAAACGTATTGTGATTAAAACTAGTATCTCCACGATGATGATTCATATGTAAAAGTACACCTGCTGTACGCTTAATATTATACTGCAATTTAGCATATCGCATATGCATTTCAGTATCATCATAACCGACATTTTTAAAATTTGTATTACACCCGCCTCCGCTTTCGAACGCTTCACGGGTAAAAGCAACACAACCACCGACAGAATTAATATTAAATAATTTACACTCATCAATATTGATTTCTGTATTTAAATTATTGTATAATTGTTCTACTGTCTCTTTTGGAATATCGTAAAACGGTCCACTATACGGATACACTACATCTGCTTCTTGATCTAATTGATCTACGGCTTGTTCAAGAGATGTTTTTTTAATTAAAACATCTACATCATAAATCATAACATACTTATTTGTTGTTTCTTTAAAGATTTTGTTTAAAGCAATCATCTTTGGAAAGTTATCGTATGTATTTTTTATAAAGGAAAATTTGTAATTAAATTTTAATGATAGCTGCTTAAGTTTTGGTTCATCTGTATAGTATTCATGTATATACACATTGTTAATACCTATGGCTTTAAGATAGTTTAAACAGATTTCCGTATTGCGCAGTCTATCAGGATGCTCAATCTGAGCAGCGATCATAAAATCTAAATTATCTAATTTCATTTAATTGAACAAAAACGGGTACTTGTCAAATAACCAATCTTCTGGAATTTCATATTCCTTAACTTTTAACAGATTGTTAGTCATGCCTTCTCTCATTGAGTAATATAGCTCTGGTGTTAATTTGCTGTATATCTCTTCAAGGTCTTCCATTGTATTAAAGGTTATAATACCCGACATATCAAAAAATTTACTTACATTAGATCCCCAGTATATAGGAATTGTCTGTGTAGCAAAGCAATCAATAATTTTTTCTGAAAAGTAATAATCAGCACGTGAGTTTTCCATAACAATAGAAAAATAATAATCCCGTAATCCTTCTTCTTTAAGAGCAATACGCTTAAATCCGGTACCAAAATGATCAACACGATTAGAGAATTTTGCAATTACATCTTGTCTAAAGTTATGACCGGGTGTCATACGTTTTGCCGATGCAATCATCGAGCACAGTTTAGTTTTTGTAGGAAGTGTATGATCTTTTATCCAGCAAACACCAAATGGATAAAATAAAAAGTTTGCTCCGCGGTCGAGAAGCTCTTTATCAAATGTAAGAATAAAATCGAACTTTTTAGAATTTTCCTCAACGAATTTATATGTGAAGGGGTTAATAGCACGGGGCTCAATAAGAATTGCAATTTTGCGCTTAGATTTCATTTTATCTACTTCTTGTAGATGCATATCTGTGAGAAAGCACGAATCACTTACAATCTTGTTTTCTCTACACCATTTAAATTTTGTTGCTTTCTTTTCGTGAGTCATAGACTCAGGATGATGAGCAAAACTACTATCTCTAATGTTTATTTCTTTCATATTATACAGGGATGATGGTCCATTTATCATTATAAATGTCAGCGTAATTTTGTGGACCAGAAAAATTAAACCATTTACTCGGAGCACATATCTTATCTTTAACTTTACCTAAATATGCGCCCCACCAGGAAAATGTACTATTAGACATAATCACCGCATCGCATTGCGATAGGAGATATAGATCTTCAAGTTCAGACTTTGAGTTGCTTATAATGACATTATCGATATTAATATATTTGCGATAACTAGCTTCATCATCTGTACATACAATAACAATATAGTCGTCGAGATTATATTGTTTAAGTGAATTAACGTAATAATCTCTTGTACACACAAGATGTGTATCCTTGTAATGAATATAATCGCCAAGTCTTACATGCATTCCAATTATTTTTTTTGGAATCTTTTTAAAAGCATTATTAATTTTTGTTTTTATATCATCTGAAAAATTCCAAAGATCTTTAATTTTATCTGAATGTTTTTCAAAATGTTTCTCTGATTGAAAATACCCTTCAATAATCATGTCTATATTGTTAGGTATAGGACTATATGACCAGTCTAGTTCTCGAAACACATAAGATGGTGTTTCTGTTGTATGATTGATTTTTTTAAAGAAATCGTGCTTATGATTTATAGGTGGTTGTCCTTGTCCACCCGTATGCTGCAGATCGTAATTAATTGCAAAATCTGTATTTAAATCTAAACTCTTACTATATGCAGCAGCAATAGTAAACATTTGATTACCTAGTCCTCCTTTTAATTTCGGTATAATCATACTCGTATTATATATTTTACTTTTTAAAAGTCAATATTAATTAAACAAGAAAGGATAAGCCTTAAATACCCAGTCTTCTGGTATTCTATAATTTTCTACTAAGTTAAAATTTTCTTCTATTGCTTGTTTTTTAGAATTATAAATCTGCTCACCATTTATTTCTATGTCTTTAATAATAGCTTGAAGTTCATTTACTGTATTAAAATAAATTATACCGTCTTGATTAAAATGATCATTTACCGATTTATCTCCCCAGAAAATAGGTACACACTTTGTTGCAAAGCAGTCCACAATCTTTTCTGTCCAATATCCTGGTTGAATACTATTTTCAATAGTTATAGAGAAATAATACTGAGATAGCCCGTCTTCCTTGTTCTCAAGGGGAATATATGTAGCGCCGAAGGTATCAAATCTACTACCCATATCTTTATAAATTTCATGTCTAAGCTGATGCCCTCTGGTTGTTACTTTCGGTGATGCAAACATAGAAATAAGTTTTGTCTTCGGTACTTCAATGTAATTGTTTATCCAACATCGGCAGTGTGGATAATAAAGGTAATTCTGACCTGTATTGACCAAATCTAAATCGAACGTTATAACAAAATCAAATAACTTATTATTCTGTTCGATCCAATCGTAAACTTGCGGAAAAATAGCTCTTGGTTCTAATATCCATGCAATCTTACGATCTACATGATGCGCTTTATGTACATCAGGTAGACATAGATCTGTAATAAAGCAAGATTTACTAACTTTTGTATTGCCAAACTCCCATTCAACAAATTTATTTGTTCCATTATGACATGATGATGGTTCGCCACCAAAATTTTTATCTCTAATATTAATTTTTACCATGTTTTTATATATTCCTTAAGTTGATCGTATGTCATGTTATTAACTTTTGTTGATTCACTGTTGTTACTGTTGTAGTAGACATGCGCACTTGGATTTTTATTTTCTAAATTATGCGGAAGATGATATAATACATTTTCCTGGTTATTTGATCGGGTTACATTCTGTTTTAAATTATGAGCACGTTCAACGACCTCATTATCTTCATACCCCCACCCTCTATAATTTGGATTAAACCCATTTATATTTTGAAACGATTCTTTAGACATTACAAGGCAACCACCTACAGAATTTATATTCATACATGCAAAATTCTCTGTTGAAACACCTGCGGTTAATTTATTTTTCCATTTATTACGCAGATCTCTAATATCTAATGATTGTAAGAATTCTTTTTCTCCTTGCGTTGTCATGTATAGTGATGTGCCGTTATATCCGATATGTACCCCTAATTCATTTTTATTAATTAAATCTTCTATTTCAGATAGAAGCGTTGTAGTGTTAACAATTATATCTACATCAAGAAAAACAAGTATATTATATTTTGCAATTTTTGCTCCATAGTTATAATTTGCTGTTTTAAATATAGGTTCATTATCTTCTACATTATTGGTAATAATTGTATGATCAAATAGACTATCATTAGGAATGTAATCGCTGATATTATATTGCGATGTATTGCCTTTTTCTTCAATAAAAATAAATTCCGCGTTGGGTAAATGTTTATAATAATAATGAGAAATTGCTTTTAAATTCTTAAGTCTTGCAGCATTATCAATTTTTATAGGTATTATTAATGAAATATTCATTTTATTGCGTGGGTTTTATAAATTGTTTTAAGAATTGCTTTTACGTCTGTAAGAGAAGAATCCGGTACTGCATTTTGCCATGCTGGTAATACACCATGTTTTTTTTGAAAAAGCATTGCTCCTTTTTGGATATTTTCTTGCCAATCTTTTCTAGGTCTAATAGAGCTACTTTTTTCTGAGCATTCAATCTCATCAAGATAATCCGTACTATTAGCAAGATCTGGCCAGTTCCAATACGGTGTACAATACCCAGCCTTAGCGATTCTATAATCGTGCTCAACATGCTCAAATGCATTATGAAAGCCTTCATCAATTAACCCAACTTTTTCTAAAACTTCACGTGTGTAATAGCAAAATGCTCCAACACTGTGCTGATTAATAGCTATTTTTATATCACCATAATCAATGACGTACCGTGGTGATGGTTTACCTCCTGATATACCTGCCTTATTAGCGGGACCATGATAACCGAAATTAAAATGCTGTATACCTGTTTTATTACGTGCGTCAATATATGCCTGAAATACATTAAGATCTTTTACTATAATATCATCCTCAATAAGAAAAATATGATCGCAACCATTATCAAGAAGATATTTAAATGCCTTATTTTTAGATTTACCAACACCCATGTTTATCTTATTATTAAATGTTGGAATGTAGCTTAAATCGTATTCAGTAATCTCTTTACCATCGTTGACAAGAATAGCTTCATGAAAGTACTCTTTTTCATTATTTGCATGTAGCGCTAATGCACATTTATTTGCAAAATCCGGTCGATTACAGGTAATTATACCAATTCCAATTTTATTACTCATGGTTTTCTGATATTTTAATATAAATAAATATAATGGCAATCAATCCATCAAATAGTAATGCATTAAGCATAAAAAGTCTACCTAAGGCTCAGTTTGTAGTCAACGGTGATAATTTTATCGTCGATACACCTAACGGAACTCAAGCAATTGACTTTAAAAATTTCAATGTTGTAAAGACTGATTTGTTAGGAAACGCAACGGTTAATGGTAATATATCTGCTACTAACACTATTTTCGGTACAACAAAAGTTAATAGTATTACTGCAGGTGCACTTACTACACTCGCGGGTCCTGGTATTAATGCTACTAATGCATTCTATGATAGATTTACTATACAGAGTGGTCTTGTGTTAAGTGCCTCAACCAATACAACATCAAATCCAGTTTATAAAGCTATTACCCAGACGGTATTACCATCTGTTACATCATACTTTGTAAGTATATATAAGAGAGTTATAGATGAACCAGCAAACGGACTTGTAGGTACTGCAGTAATACCTGCAGGCTATATGCAAAGTTCACAGGTTATAGTATCAAATTTCTTTCAACGCTACCCGTCACTTACTGTTGGAATGTTACAAGCAAATCCTTGCTTAATTATTCTTTCGCCTGGTTCAACTGCATCGATACCGAATAACGGGTATGTTTATTTAAAGAGTGTAGCTGACTCAATTAATGAAATAGCGGGTGTAGGATCTGCGGCAAAAAATATTACGAGATCATTAACATCTCTTGCATGTTATATGCCTGTGTTAACAGCAACACCGGTTTTACCGTATATTGATCCTACAACAATTACGCAAGGTGTAAACTCATATAGTAATGATCTTGCTTTTTACGTAAATATAGCTTACCCGTTATTACAGACAACTACTATATATTGGAGAATACTTGCTACGTATTAATCTCTTACGTGAAATAAGAGGGCTTTAGTTATTCTACTAAGAGCTTTGTTCGGTAGTACACCTTCGTCGAGTAATCTTTTATACTCCGACTTAAAAGAATTAACAAATTCTTCTGACAATTGAAAATTGCGAGGATAAAATGATCGCTTTACGGTTTTTATCGGTTTATAATTTTCTTCTAATTGCTTAAAGACTTTATTAAATTGTTCCACATTATTATTTATGGTTTTTAATAATTTCGTCCCTTAATTTCTTCTCTTCTTTTACCTCTTTACCTAAGGCATTTTGAATACCCAGCAATTGCTCCATATCTTCAATTGCCTCATTGGTAAATACATTACCACCATCAACAACCTTGCCGTCCTCATCTACATAAAGCTTAATCATCTCTATTCTCTCTGCTGGTGCACCAAATACCTCGATAATAGGAGGCCGATCCTCATCTGGAAAGAAGGGCGATTTACCTGTCTTATAAAGACCGTGTGAAATAACTTTAAATATATTATCAATCTCGGAAATAAACTCTGGATCCACATCACGTGTATCCTTGTCAGTTATTTCAACAGGAGCTACTTTTGTAATCGGTATAAAAAAGATAATATCAATAAGATGCATGCTCTGCTGTACAAGAGGTATGCATTTTTTGATAAACTCATCATCAATATCAGATGTGTTTTTTGCATTACTCCAAAGAGAGTAAACTATATTATCAAGCGGACAGCGATCAAATATAATATTATCATCACCATTGTATCCCTGTAAATCATCAACAAGATGATTAAGAATAGTCCATTGTGTATCCTTTGTAGTTTCTTTATTGATTGGAAGATTACCTTCACGAACAGCTTTGCGGTAGCCTGATTCGTGTGCTTTGTACATAGGCCACTGCTTAATCATATCACTGATTAAGGTTGTTTTACCTTGACAAGCGCTGCCTATTATAGCTATTCTCATTTGTTATACCTTAAGCGCCTTATCCCAGATTACAAGCTGTAATCGAGGGCTAAAGTTTACATGCATCGCCTTAGCATATTCTGCTACAGCAGCGGAACGCTCGGAATGCTCCTGTCGTGACCCGCAGCAAGGCATAAACCAAATACGATTAAGAGGTATATTAATACCATTTTCATCTTTAACGTATTTGCTCCAGATCTCTTCAATATCTTCTGATACGTTAATTACAAATTTAAATCCTGATTTATTTTTAACATGCCATTTAAGAACCTCAGGCTTGTATGTCTTATCTTCTGGATCTCCGTTCGAACGAAGCTTCGGGGATGTTGTAAAAGTTGCTGACCACTTATGCCATTCTTCACTCGGTGTAAGAGTGGCATTTGTCTCGAAGTCAATAACAGGTATAAAATCATAACGCTCATAAAGTGCTTGAACAAATTTTAATAATTGTTTCTCCTGAATTAAAGGCTCACCGCCTGTAAGTTTAAGAATAGCAGCAGTTTTAAGATGCTCTATATAATTATTCTCTTCCATGAGTTGGAAGATTTCAGCAAATGTCATTTTATTCTTTACTGACCAAGAAACAAATGAATCACACCCGTTGGGTGAGTCATCGGAAGCAAATCCCTTACACGTTAAATTACACATTGACATGCGCATAAAAACAGAAGGCATACCAATATACTCACCCTCACCTTCAATAGTATAAAAAACCTTATCATCAGATAAGAAAAGACTCTCAGAATTAATATCAATAGTACTCATTACTACCAATAATAATGTATGCTGAAGGGATATCAAGATCGAAAATTGATTAAATAATTATAGATGAAAAAGAAGAAAGCTGTGAAAGCAGCCTCACCTTCGGTAGTAGTATCCCCTGAACAATCTAAAGATACTTCTCCCTACGTAGCCCAGAGAGAAAAGATTGATTTTACTCTAAATGTCAAATAACTTCCTTGGACAGATAAGCAAAAGGAAATTATAAATTTATTCCTTGATAAAAATACAAAGCTTATGATTCTTAAAGGACCAGCTGGTACATCAAAAACTATTCTTTCGATGTATCTGGGTTTACAGTTGTTAAACATGCGTAAGGTATCAGATATTGTACTCGTACGTTCAGCGGTAGAGAGTTCCGATTCAAAATTAGGCTATCTTCCCGGTGATATTAATGAAAAGGTTAATGTATATATGACACCTTTTAATGAAAAATTCTCTGAACTTGTAACAGAACCTCAAATTCATCGCTTACATAAAGATAATAGAATTACTATTTGTCCAATTAACTTTGCGCGCGGATTACATTTTGCAGTTAAATTTGTTTGTTGTGATGAAAGTCAAAATTTAACTATACGTGAATTGCAAACGTTATTTACACGTATGGGTGAATTTAGTAAAATGATTATATGTGGTGATCCGGATCAATCAGATTTACCGTATGGGAAGTCTGGATTTAATACAGTATATAAAGCGTTTGATAATGAAGATGCTCGTAATCACGGTGTACACTGCGTTGAATTGACAGAAGATCACATTGTACGTTCAGAACTATGTCGATATGTGACACATATCTTCAAGGATATAATGCACTCAACAATGAGTGTTAAATAGATCCAAATTCTTGAAGCTCTTTCATTGCCTGTAATACATTATCATTTGCAGCTGATATATCAGCCTCTGACTGTGTGTGCAATGCTGATGTTATCGCAACAGATTGAGCTGCTGGATCGCCAGTTAATCCTAACTGATTAGCAATATCGCTTAACGTTTGACTTAAGAGTTGTTCATTTTTCTTAAAGTGAGCATCACGCTCAAATGGAGGTAACCCCATGCTTGTAGGGTTTAATGAAACTATTCCTGTTGTATCAATATTAGGCTTACCTTTTATTTGTGTCTCGTAAACATTTGATAAGTCATCTAATTGAGAATTATCAGTTATTACTGATATGTCTTGTTTTTTTGTAAGATTAAGATAATCAGCTATCTCA